AAAAGAAAAGATCTCCTACACGGAATATATCAGCAAGTTGATTTGCAGTAACTGCATTTCTATTATAAAGAGCATTGTCTATAATTCTGTCTGTAAAACTATCATTGATTGGGTTTGTATCAACTCTCAATGTTAGTTCTTGAGTTTGAGTATTCCAGATAGTTGTTTTACCAGTAATTATATTATCATATGTTTCATTTAATACGTTTGGATTACGTGCAACAATAGTAGATGCATCAGCGATAGTAGCAAATACTTGTGATGGATTTGAGTCAACTGTAACAGAAGTAAGACCTAATTGATTTCCTAATGTTACTGTCTCTCCTTTTTGGAAGAATTGACTTGTCTTAACTCTAACATAAACAACTTGACCATTTACTCTAGCAATAGTACCAGTTGTTTTTGTTGTAACTCCTTTGATTGTTTGATCTGCTTGTAATTGGGTTGCACCATTTCCAGCAAGATTGAATTGATATACTGGATAGAACTCAACAACCTGATCTCTTCTACCAAATCTATCTTCTTGACCACTTGCATTTTCAATTCTATTAGTTACTGTTTTTACAGTAGCATTTGATAAGTCTATTGCTGGACTCAAATGAGACACAGTAGACGATAATGACATTTTATAAACTAATGATTGAGAAACACTGTTTAGAGTTTCATTAATACTAGATGCAACAAATTTCTGATTAGTAAAATAATGTGGTTCATTTAAAAATGTCTTTTCATAATCTGATTGTGAATAAGAATTATAATTTGTTGATGCTGAATCAACAGGAACTACATTAGTTGTTTTAACTTCTGTATTTAAAGTTGTATTAGTAAATGATAAGTATGAAACTTGTGGATATAGAGTTTCATATTTTCTATTAAATGAAGCATATACAAGATCTCCACCACCAATAGAGTTGCCAGCAGCTTGAGAACTTGATTGAATATTATATGTGTCAACACCAGAGTTAGATACTTGGAATAATGTACTGTTCAATATAGATGCAGTTACACCACCAATTTCATTAGCAGTTCTATAGAACACATATGAATTTCCACCAGTTTCAAATCCATGATCCCTATGACTTACTTTTAGTATAGAGTTATTATTTTTAAATAATTTAGAAGTAGAGTTTGTATTAGCACTTGCATTAGTTTCAAATGGATTACTTTCTAATAATTCATATCCAAGATTATCATTCTTAACTAACAATTCTGCTGGTCTTGATGTATCAAATTCAGCACGATACATTGTAAACTTAAGATCCTCAAATATATCTTCTGTCCAACTCTCAGTGTTTTGTGATCGGTAAACCGAACCTAATGAAGGTTGGGTTGTAATAACCGTACTTGTCGCTATGTCGGTTTCTCCTAATTTGGATGACCATAGTTCATAGTCGATAGAATCTGTCTCTACTACAAGAGCATACTCAGTATCATTCTGTAAGTATACTGGATAATCAAATCCAAAATGTGTAGGAGTAGTTGATTCTGTAACACCTGTCTGATCAGTCGCTACACCCATTCTAACTGCTGGTGTATCTATTTCTATAAAGGTTTGGATTTGACATCCTCCAGACCCATTACCAACACCTTTCACAACAACTGCTGGTGCTTCTGTATATCCAAATCCGCTTAGTGATATCTCAGCATTGTAAATCTTACCACCAGATACTTCTATGTTTGCAGTAGCAGTAGATCCACCAGGTAATTGTGGACTTTCAATAGTAAGAATTGCACTGTCATAATTTAAACCAGTATTTGTAACTCTGACATCAGATAACTTTCCACTATCTTTTGCAATAGAAAGAATAAAATCAGTACCATCTGTTGCATTTGCAAGAGTTACTGATGGGATAATTAAATCTTCATTTGGTATAAATGATTTACCATTATGATTACTGAGAACAACAGTATATACTTGCTCATTAGTAAGACTATACTTACCAGATGCAGTAGCAACTAATTCTACATTGTTCTTATCAAATACTTTAAGTATAGGACCTGAGGCAGTAGAAGATGCACCAGTAACATTTTCATTTTTGTAAATTGCCATGTTACCACTAGCAAAACATTTAAGGAAAGTATTTGGTGTTAATGTTTTTTCACTACCAGGTACAATATTTTTTGCTGGTTTTTCAGCATCTACATTTGTAATATAAGTTTTGACTGGTATAGTTGCACTTTTCTTATTGAAGTAAAGATCAATACCAGTTACAAAACAACCACCATCTAAGTTTTCTACTTTAAATGTCTGTGCAAGAGGATTAGGTCTTACAGGATTGTCAGTATTACTTTCAATTAACTGAACACCTTCATTGGATTTGAATATAGATGGTTTTGTAGAAACAATACTAGAAGGATTTTCTGGTAAAATACCAGTGGCATAATACTTAACTTCTGTATAAGAATCTACACTTGATTTTTCTTCGTTAGTAGAACTAGAAGTAAATCTAAATGTAAGAGTTCCAACAGTAAAATTCAATGCTTCTGCTGATGCATCATATCCAACAGTATCAATGTCTCCACCCCAAATAGCATTTTCATTAGGAGGTGATCCAGCTGGTAGAATAATTAAACCACTAGCATTACCATATTCATCTGTGGTTATAGGACCATTAAATGCTGATAATGAGTTTCCTGCAATTCCTGTATATCTAAGATCAGGGTTAACCCAACGACTAACATCTCTACCTTCTAAGAACACGTATATTCTAGTATTAGGTTTCATTCTACCAACTTTAAATTTGATAGGTGCACTTCTAGCAAAGAATGATAGTGATGTAGAAACAATACTATTACCTACAGATTTAGTTTGTAATCCCTTACCAACCTCATTATTTTGAGGACTGATATTAGAAGAACTACCAACAGATGCATTCTGTACAGATGTGTTAGCAATTTGTGAATTAACTCCACCAAGAGAATTAATTGCAGTAAAAGATGATGATGCTCCAACCCAGTTAATAACAAATGAGTTATGTAAACTGGAGAAACTTTCTTTTACACTTTCTTTTGCTAAGAATATATTAAAGAGATCTGTATTAGTATCTACAACAACTGGTTCTATACTAGAATCATACCATTGATCTATCGCTGGAGATATATCACTATCACCAACATATTGTAGAACAACAAATGGATTTGGATTTAGTGTTGATGAAGCGAAATTATTTCCTAATAATGATAATGGAGAATATGGTAACGTTACCATGTTTCCAGATTTTTTATATCCAGAAACTGCTCTTTGATCTTCTCTTCTATTAACTTCTACTAAATCTAAAGAATCTTCTTTAGACTGTGGACGAAGAACAGATTGTTGAGCATCAACAGCACAACGATAATCAAGTGATCTAAGATTACCAACTTTATGTGCTTCAAAGTTATCAACAACAAAACCAGACTTAAATCTATCAAGACCTATTTCATCCTTAACTTGCATGTTAAGTGCTTGCTGTTCTAGGATACTAAGTGTTGTATAGTATTCTAATCTTTCAATACGTTTCTCTAACTTACCGATATCACGCATTGTATAACGACGATTATCAACTGGGGTAAGTCTTACGTCTTTACTTGTCTTTGTAAATGCAGGGATATAAGCATAGAATAATGGTACTGCGTCTTCTATCGCATCTGGTTTTGTAGGATTAAGAGATGAGTTACCTTCTTTAACTATAAAACTACCTTTCTTGTCTAAGAAGATACCATCAATACGATCTAAGTATTGTACTTGACTGAATGAGAATGTATATTCTAAACCTTTATCAGGGGCAGGACTACTTGCAATAATTGCACCAGCACCAGAGAAAGATCCATTAGTTACTTCTAAAGTAGAAGTATCTAAGAAACCTGGTATAATACTACCACTGTCAACCTTAGGTCTGAAATCAATTACATTTTTAAGTTCAGTAATACCAAGAACAGAAGAATCGAATGTAGGAATCTCATCTTCAGAAACTCCTGCTTCATGTAAGTAACTATCAATTGTACAGAAGTCACCTTGTGAATGTTCAAAGTAATCAAAAGAAATAACAAGTTGACCTGTAGTCTCATCAAAACCTGGTTTTAAAACTACTCTAGAAACATCATATAACGTATCTCTCTGTCCACTATCAAATGTATATCTTGATGTAACATCAGTACCAGAAATTAGATTACCAGCAGTATCAATCTCAGGTGGTTGTGCTGATGTTCCTTCATAAACATAGTTTAACTTGTATGCATCAGAATATGAAAGTATCTCTACAACTTCAGTATCGTAGTCAGTACCTCTTAAAGGAACAACACGATCACCAGCAGATGTAACTGTAATTCTCTTATTTTTTACTACAGTTTTAAGTCTTGGTTTTGCATTAGATACTTCTAGAGTTGCAGTTAACTTAAGTTTAGGATAAGCACCATTAGTAGGAATAGTTCCAAAATATGATGATGCTAACTGTAAACTAATACTACCAGATGTTAGACCACTAGCAGTATCAGTAGCAGATGATATATCTACAACATCTGCTCCAACATAAATGATATCACCTTTCACAATATCAGGTGCGTCGCCAGGATCTAATACAGTAATAATATAATTCTCTTCGGTAAATGCAGCAAACCTTTGTGTACCAAATGGTAACTGTGCAGCAAATGTAATTGTACCACCACCTGTAGTTGCAGTAGTTACAAAATCTCTACGGAAGTAATACTTAATCTTAGTATCATCCCCACCAGAAGAAATTTGAGATACCTGTTTACTACCAGTAGAAAATAGTAATGTACCACTTGTAGAATTATCTACTTTCGGACGTAATCTTACAATACTAGCATTAGTAACTGCACCTGGTAAAGCAGTGTCTAAGTAAATTCTAGATTTATATGATCCTTCTTGTTCTGTAGCATACTGAACGATTGACCTAACGAGATTATTACTATCATCAGAAAATTGTACTAAATCTCCTTGTTGTACATCTGTTGATGCATCTGCACTAAAACTTGTAGACTCTATAAATGTAGATCCTTGACTACCAAAGAATGCGTAGTCAGTTACAGTTTTAATTTCTGAATAAATTTGACTATCTACTACAACGTCTGCAGAGAAAGTATTTGCATTACCTGATCCATAAGAACAAGCCACAGACTTAACATTTTGTGGTGTATATGTAGTAACTGTATCTCTATACAATACAGGTTCAATATTAGCAGCAGCATTTGGAGCAGATGCTCCATCAGGATTCTTTACAGTAACTGCAGGAGGTTGTGCGTATTCAACACTTACTGCAGATCTATTAGCAACAGATGCTTTATAAATTTTTCCATCTGTAGTTCTTGATAAATCTATTTTAGAACTATCAAATTCTAATCCATTAATTAATAGTGTTGCACCGTCTGCATAACCCAATCCTCTAC